ACATCCTGCCCGGCACATAAATGGCACGCATTGAACTGGACTAAACGCGAGATAGCGCAGCTCGATGAATTCATAAACAAGATAGCCGGTGCAAATAAACTAGAGCAGGCTACGGTCAGTGAATTATACGCATGGTATTCTAAAATAACGGGCAGGATTCAACAGCCGTCACAGTGCGCATCCTGCATCCGTGACCTTATCAAAGAGTTTAGAAGACAACTAGGTAAACAACAAGATAAAAAATAAACATATGCCATTACCAACACCAACAACAGACGAATCAAAGAGCGCATTCATCGCACGCTGCATGAGCGATGCAAAGACAAAGGAAGAATTCCCGGATAGTCAGCAACGCATCGCGGTGTGCATCGTCCAATACGACAAGAAGTAAATTGTTTTTATCAAATTATAACAAGATGTTTGAGAAAGGAAAATCAGGCAACCCAAACGGCAGGCCCGTTGGTACGGTTAGCGACAAAGTAAGAATGTGGAATGAACTCGGCGAGTGGTTCGTGTCGGAAGGTGCGCAAAAGTGTATGCGCATTATGAACGACATGGAGGATGAGGAGTACATCAAACACTACACTGCGCTACTCGAATACTTCAAACCAAAACAGGCCCGCATAACGCACAGCGGCGATGAAAAATCCCCCGTTATTATTCAGGTGCATTCAGACTTGTAACAAATCAGGCACAAAAACTACAATACAACAGCAGCATGAAGATTAAAGTAAACATAGCAGCGAACGCAAAGGCCGTCACACTTGCGCAGTACATCGACTATCAGAACGCAGTTGATGCTTCGGAGCGTGTGCGAGTGATCACTGGCAAAAACATGGATAGCATTAAGCTATTGCAGGCAAATGTGATTGATGAAATCATCATGAAGTTTGAAGCTGCAATCCAATTAGGCACAGACACATTCGAACACAAAGTGCGCATAGGTGCGATTGAATTAGGTTTCATTCCTGACCTCACACAAATGACCTTTGGTGAATACGTGGACTTAGATTCAAACTGCAACAACCTGTATAAGGATGGCAAGTTGAACGCTAACGCCGCACTCAAGATGATGGCTATCCTATACCGTCCAGTAGTGGCGAAATGGGCAGGACGCTATGACATTGAAAAGTATGATAGCACGAAAGTGGGCAGGTATATAGACAGCGTGAAGCAACTCACCCTCGACCATGTACTGAATGTGCTGCTTTTTTTTTCAAGTTTAGAACAGGAACTATACGGCAGTTCCCTAGACTATTTGGCAAAAGAGATAACGGAGATAGTGACGGAAGCGGCGAAGATGAATACACTCCAGAAGGCTTAGATGTTTACGGATGGTTTCACATCATTGAAGTGCTAGCTGACCGGGACATAACAAAGTTTGACATGGTCACAGACCGAAGGGCATACGAAGTGTTTACACACTTGACATATTTAGCCGACTATGTGCAAGTGCAAAAGATAGAAATGAAAAAAAGGAATAGGTAATGAATAGTTACAATTATAGTTACAACGTGCTCATCAATCGACTTGAGGCATTCGCCGCTGGTCACTTGCTTATCAAACGGTTCACGCATGGTCAGATAGACCTTGCCGACATGGATCAAAATGAGCAATATCCTTTCATGCACGTTGTGCCGAATAACATCAAACCTGTGGAAGGTGGTATGCAGTTTGATTTCCAAATCTTATTTGCAGACATACCACGAGATAAAGAAACCAAAGCAGAATACCAGCGCGAAGTCATCAGCGACTGCGTGCGACTTGCGCAGGACTTAATTGCCGAAGTGAAGAACGGTCTAATCTTGTTTGGCTTTGATGTGCAACTAGTCACGCCTCCTGTTATCGAGCCATTCGTTGAAGAATACAAAAACACTTTGACGGGTGTATCGTTCAGCTTGCAGCTCGAAGTTCCGTGGGACTGGAGTGCGTGCGATATTCCCGCTGTGTGGTCAGTTGGTGGTTCATCATCGGGCGGCACTGGCAATGCTTACGGCATCACGCTCAAAACAAACGGAGTCAACAACGCAGTGCAAAACATCCTTGACTTAGTTGCCGGGACGAACATAACCATAACAGATAACGGTGATGGATCTGTGACGTTCGATGCATCAGGTGGTGGTGGTGCTACGGTTCTTGTGTCAACTGAGTTCAACGTTAATCACACCACAGCCACAGGCAATCAATATGTGATAGGCGACCGTGTATGGTACAACGGCAACGTGTATGCGTGTATAGCTAACAACGATTCACTACTGCCAACGAATGCGGCCTACTGGACATTGCAAGGGGCAGGATTCAGATTACGCCAAAGCCCCGTAGATTGGAACGCAACAAGTGGCGATTACCAAATACTTAACAAGCCAACCATTCCAAGTGCGCAAGGGCTGCAGGATGTCATTGCTACTGACCCTGTATTGACTACTAGCAACACAATAGACTGTGGCACTAATGGTATTGAGTTTGACAATGCTTCAAACTTTCAGGTTATCTCATCAAATAAAATCAACCTTGAAGTTGGTACGGCTGAGATTGGTGTTGACACGAACTCCGTTACTTTACAAAAGGCAACGGGCACAGTTCAAACTCAAGTCGTCGTTGATACGGTAAAGGCAGCAATAGCGGCAACCGATTCAAGTGCATCAAACACTACATCGTTTACATTGCTTCCAAACTCGGCACGATTAGTTACACCAAACGTTCATGATGCAGTAGCTACGGTAGGGCAGGTGTTGACACTTAGCAACGCTGGCACAGGTGAAGTTGAATTCACAACAGTTAGTGGTGGTGGCAGTGGCACAGTGACCAGCGTAGCACTTACGATGCCTTCTGCATTTGCTGTAACAGGTTCGCCCGTAACGTCAGCCGGCACACTTGCGGTCACAGGTGCAGGACTTGCAACGCAATACGTGCGCGGTGATGGGCAGCTAGCCAACTTCCCTACAACAAGCGGTGGTGGTTCATCGGTTAGTTACTACCTCAACGGCTCAATCAATCAGGGTACGATAGGTGGTAGCACTTACTACCAAATGAGCAAGACAGCAATCTTTGGTGCGGGCACAGACTTCACAAGAACCAATGCAGCAGGTAATGGATTGATAGCGCAGTTCATCACCGATGTCAATGATCCAAATGTGTTACTTGTGCCGGGTGGTAACTTCAACCTTGAACTATATTTTAGTGCATCATCAAGTGGCGGCACGCCTTCATTCTACGTGGAGTTATACAAGTATGACGGCAGCACATTTACGCTATTAGCTACGGATGTTGCAACGCCTGAAGGCATCACGCAAGGCACAGTAATAGACGCCTACTTCACAGCACTTGCAGTACCTGCAACGGTAATGGCATTAACTGATAGGTTGGCTTTAAGAGTTTTCGTTACAACCTCAGGACGGACTATTGTTTTACACACTGAGGATAACCATTTATCTCAGGTTATAACCACACTAAGCACAGGTGTTAATGCAATCAATGGTTTAACAGCACAAGTTCAAAACCTAGCCACCGGCACAGCAGGAACTGACTTTGCAATAAGTAGCGCAGGAAGCACACACACATTCAACCTGCCCACTGCATCAGCTGCAAATCGTGGTGCGTTAAGCAGTGCTGACTGGTCAACATTTAATGGCAAGCAAAACAGCATCGGACTGACTACGGTAGGTAATAACCTTGCCACGCTTCCCGACCCTAGTGCGGTGCGTTACTTGCGCATTAATGCAGACAATACGGTAAGTGCATTGACACTTGCACAATTAAAGACAGACCTTTCACTAGGTTCAGATATTTCGGTTGTGCTAGGTTCAAACGTGACCAACGTCGGAACTACTTTTGAAGATGTCACAGGCCTATCCTTTGCGGTTACAGCGGGCAAAACATACAAGTGGCGCGCGACGATTTCATTTGCTCTCGCTTCAGGTACAATCATGTTTTCAAGTAATGGCCCAGGAACGACTATAAATACCGCACGATTTACAATAGCAACAGGCACAACAAGTAATGGTATCAGTAATCAGTTATCTTACGATTCAGGTAGTAACGTAGTCGGAGCGGGTAACGCATTAGTTACAGCGGACGGTATCTTTCGCGTAACTTCGTCAGGCACTTGGACTATACGATTCAGATGTTCAATAGCTGGTAACTTAACAGCAAGGGCAGGCAGTGTTCTTGAATATGCAGAAGTATTATAATGGACGAATACGAGGCACTACTAAACGAATATGCGGCAACAGTTGTCGAGCGTGCGCAAAGTAACCTGCGCATCAAACGCCGCGTGCGTGGTAAGGTGGTGAATCGTGTTGCATCGGGCACATTGCTAAACTCGCTCACCTACAAACTGCGCATACGTTACAACAAACCTACAATTGACTTTACCGTAAAAGGTCAGGCAGGTAATTATGCAGATGTGATTGAGTATGGTAGAACACCCGGTGCGAAGATGCCACCTGTCGCAGCCATTGAGCAGTGGATAAGAATCAAACCACTCAAGCTACGCAATAGACAAGGCGAGTTCATCAAAGCTACCGAAAGTGCAATTAAATCCGCAGCGTTTGCCATTGCCAAAAGCATTGGTGAAAATGGTATCGAAGGCATCAATTACTATCAAGACGCAATCAATGATACATGGCCCGATTACAGTGAGCAGTTATTTAAGGCATACGCCAAAGGTGTTGAACAAAGATTTTTACTTAACTTAAGATAATGGCAATAACTATCGAAGACCAGCCGTACACGTGGAGCGCACGCGGGCAAAAGCTTATGATTGTAGCGTCGAGCACTAACACTGCGCAAGACGGATTTCAATACGGCGTGAGCGTGACCAACAACACCACAACGCAAGTGTTTAACTTTTACATTTCACCTGCAATTGATGGCCGATTATATTTCGATTTGCAATCGCTCATTCAACTGCGTAATGAAGAAGCGCAAGGCACGCAGCTACACAACTTAGATACTGGCACGCTTGAGGATGTAAAAGCACGGGACAGTTTTTCATTCTCAGTAGCTGAATGGTGGATTGTTGGCGGCATACTAACCGAAGAGGATGGAAGCAGTGTGCTTGGCGATGACGTGCTTATCGTCAATCAATACTACCAACCAACGGACGGCTACAAGCCTAATCCAAATTCAGGCCCGCAAAACGTAAAGTTCGCAATGACTAATGCAAGCTCACTTGTCATGAGTGATAGGCCCATAACAACAAAGTACCCGCCCATCTTCGCTACATGGGGAGTAGCAGCGGGCAAGGTTGCAATCGCCGTGCGTGAAGAAGACTATGGTTTGCTGTACGTGCCGGGTAATGATTTTTGGTTAGGCAGCAATGAAGCGCATTCAGCTACGGTCACTATGTTTCCTGCATCGGGCTTTGGTGTTGCAAGTGATATTGTCTTAAATAATTACAGCGTTGAAGGCTTACCTGTATTCCCTGCGAACCTTAACGATCGCACGGGAGTATTCTTGCCAAGACCTAG